ACTCATCATCTTTCCTCTTTTTGTTAGCGGCTATCACTTCAGGCATCACTGCATCTGCATAACCAGTTATTTTTTGTATTTCATTGTTTTGTATTCTGTTTCTAAGAGATGTACTACTGAAAGAATGATCTCTTACATTATAAAACAATTCTATATTACGATCTAAACATATCTGCTTAGCTGTAAACTCTTTGTCCCTATATTCAGTACCTAGTATTCTAACATTTAAAGGTAATGTAAGGAATAAATCTTCTAATTCTGATTCTGTAGAGTACATAACTATCTCATCAACATACTTCACAGCAGCTAACTGTATTTGTCTTTCTACTATACTTTGAATAGGTTTGTTCTTTGTTTGTCTGTCTTGAGTAGGATCTACTTGCAGCGCTGCTATTAGGTAATCACAATGCCTTTTGGCCTCCTCTAACATAACGACATGTCCAGCATGTAGCAAATCAAATGTGCTACATGTAATGCCAATTTTGCCACAGTCTTTGTAATCTAACCTCATATCTCCATCTCCATCTTGACGTCTTGTTGACCTTTGGTTGAAGTCGTCTTAACAAGTCTCAAGTCTTCCTCCATTAAATATAAAAATGTTAGAAGTAGGAGATTGTGAATCGTATGTCTCCATTTTTTCCACAAACCGCATTATATATCCTCCTAACATACTATCAACACAAAATTAACACAATTCATCTAACCATTCTATCTGTATATCCTCTACAAACTCTAAGAAGTCTAATTCGTCATCTTCTAGTTTATCGAATTGTGCCTTGAACCAACCACCTGACTCTTCAATATTCTTGTCGTTAACATACACACCACAGAACATTAGAAATTCATCCTCATATTGCATACTTAATTTAACATCAGGATCTGTGTTTCTTAAATGTTCTAATAAACCTTCGAAAAATACACGAGGAGATATCCAAGAGGATTTTATCTCTACTTCTGTACCCATAAAATTTGTAACGACTGCTTTTCTAGGGCCTACCCAATCTTCCATAAACTCATCATCTACAATTTCTTGATTGGTGAGATAAAAGTCTGCAAACTCTAATCCTTTTTCATCGAAGGTTTGTATGAATTCAAAAATTCTTATGAACTCTCTTTCTGCCTCATTGGCGCCTTCTTGAAATTGAATAGTAGAATATACATTATTTGCCATGTAGTCGCTCCCTTTGTCTAACGAATGTTTTTGCTGTATCCTCAGCGGTGGCTATGTCAGCCACATATTCTGTAAAGACCAAATCGTCCTTACTAAAAAACTCTACTTTGTACAGATCTGTGTCCTTAAAAGGTCTCACTTCTGCACGGAAAAATTCGTTACCAAAGGTAGCTTGTAAATTATTCAACGGGAAAATTACTCCCTGAAAAGTTGAATCTACGGCTATTGAGAATATCTAATTTCTCTTGGTTGTCTGCTATAATTTGGATCTGGCTGTCAATAGATTGAATAATATCTGGGTGCTCACCAATCCCTGCTGGATTTTCTAGGTACACTCTCACATTAGCTCTTGCAGCTTGTATATTGCCACGATATTGATTGCTTAATGCTTCAATTAATTCTTTTGCTAAATCTATTTTTTCCATTTCCTATCCTTTATGTTTGTCTGGAGCTCGGAATAGGATTTGAACCTACGACCTGATGATTACAAATCATCTGCTCTACCAACTGAGCTATCCGAGCAAAAATTCGGTGGATAAGTTTTATATCATTATCCAGGATATATGTTTTTGTTACGGCCTTTTTTTCGAGTCTGCCTAGCTCTTCTCCTATATTTATAGTTGGTCTTTTGATCTCTGACGACCTCGGTGTACCAAACCTCAAAAAATGTAATGGAGCCCCAGGGTTCTTATGTTTCATATAGGGCTCCATTTAGTTAGCTTAGCTAAATGATACGCCAGCTTTAAAAGCTGCTGCTACCATTGCTCTACTAGGTGTACCAAGACGGTAAGTAGGATTACCTACTGCATTGGAATTTGTGTAAATAGGATACCCTTGTTGTCTAAGAACATGAATCTTAGCAGGTAGTCTGTTTACTTTAAGTTTGTGCGTTGCTACTGCATTGCTCAAACTATTCCCTTTGTTCAAAAAGTTTAGAACCTTTTGAGTTTGGGTCACTTTACGATTAGCCATATTAGCTCTCCATATTGTTGGCATCATTGCCGGTTGAAACAGCACCCTCGTTCACGACACGAGTCGTTCCCTTAGGCACATTACGATACACGACCTTTTGTAAAGCATCTCTTACATCAAAGTTGGATTTAATCTCCTCCTTTTCAAGTAAGAAGTTTGATGCTTCCTTCTTGGTCATGGCTTGCGGCAATTCAGCGAACCAAGTATCTTGGTTACCCTTAGCCGTAAGTTTCTTTATGCGTGATACCATATCATTACCGAACCTAGCCTTAGTTTGGCCTGCTTCCGTAACTGAATATCCTGCATATTTAAATAGTTGATCTGTCATAACAGCGTTTCTCCATATTTTCTAATTTACAAGTTACATTATAGACTCTTGCCAACCAAGAGTCAACCACTTTGTGGACCAAAAGAGCTATTAAGCTGCTAATCTTTCTAGCACTCTTTCCTTAGAATAAGAAAGGTTTTTGTGGTAACAGTAGAACCCAAAGTCCCATGATTCACAATCTTCAGCTTCCATATCCCAAGCAAGAGCTTGCCTAAAGTCTTTTGCTCCCATATTAACTAAATCGGCATAATGACTTTTCAAAGCCTTCCAAGCTCGAGTCTCGATATTATGTATGCGATCTGCTTCCTCAGAAGCTGCCTCATAGAGTCTATCAAGCTCAACCTTAAGCTCTTGGACAGACATATCATTGTAGAGGCCTCTAGGTCTAAACCCGTAAGCATCTTTGTGAGTATCACTAATATAAGTTAAAAGTTGATCTCTTTCTGATAAGTCTTCCCAATTTGTCATAATCTTTATACCTTTTTATTTAATATACCGTTATTATGCACTCTACAGGACCATAAGTCAAGCATTTTTTCAAATCTTTTTTGGTGTAATATCAGTAACTTAGGCTAAATGTAGAAAAGTTTGTAACATATATTTGTCAGATTCTTGAGAAATGTGGTTATTTGAAGGGTATTCCCACGATACAGGCGTTATAATTACCCTGCCTTTGCGAGCCTGGACACCGATTCTTTGTAATGGGTAATCCACATTGCCATCAGTTTCATTGAGAAACCAGGTAAAGGCTACTGCTCGAATAGAACTTTCATGATCTACAGCATCTATATGTAAATCGTGAAACCCTGTTCCTTTTTCATATTTGTATATTTTGATTTCCTCGAAACCAGATACTTGAATCATATTGGTTGTGCCTAAATCCCCGAGGTAATGTTTATAGAGTTGCCCTGTATGTTCCATGAGCCTCTTATGCACATCTTCTTCTTTGTGATTCAGGGTGTAGTTGTACTCTACGAAATTGAGAGTTTCGTGTTTATTTTCTATGTGTGCTTCTTTGTTAGCATTGAATATTTCAATTAGATCATCAGCAAAGCCTTCACTTAAGGCTCCATCATATATTTTTAAAGCTCCAGGCTTTTGGCCTTCACCTACTGTTCCGTTGCTATCTCGTCTTCCGTCTTCCATACTAATTTCACTCCACGCCTAGTTAATTCATTAATAAATTTATTACGATGTTTTCTTTTACCTTTATTTATACCGTCAATAATCTCTTGTGTAGATGTTTGTGCTAGGTAATAATGTTTCATTCTTGTTCTTTTTGTTGGTCTACCGTCTGGACCTTTAACATATTCTTTATGACTCGGTTTAAATTTAGGTGGCATCACTTTTCTCCATTTTTTAATTTATTAATCTCTTCTCCATTCTTTTGTATGTTAGCATCTTGGAAAGCATCTACCATCTTTTGTGCCTTCTCTTGTGCAGTATCCCGATGTAAATCGGGGTCCACTATCTTCTCTAACTTCAAGAATTCTATTCTAGTATTTGGAACATACCTCCATGTATATCCATCTTCTCCGTAGATTCCAAAAACTGTTTCACTCAATCCTATTTTAACTATGAGTGCTGGGCTACCATCAAGTAGCACCTTATCGCCTTCTTGGAAGGCGGGGTTAAATCTAAACTTAGCGCCTTTAACAAAAGAGCCAGCATAATCTCTAATAGAGAGCCCGATTATTAGGGTGAGCAAAAACCCTATAAACTCAATATAGAAATCTGATAAAACAACCTCAGGCATTACTTCTTATCCTGTCCTGTGCTTGTACTATTAACATATAGTCCAAACCAGGCTGCTCCAGCTCCTACGACAACACTAACAAGACCTGCTTGTTCAGGTCCTGGTGAAGGTAAATCCATAAACCAGTTTGTCACCTGATACAATAAGTAGATATACATGCTAATAAATGCACGAGGAAATAATCTCCATCTACTAAAATACTCTGGTGCAATCCAAATCCAACCTCTATCGTCAGGTGCACTCCACCAAGGTTTGCCAGGTGGCGCTGCCTCTTCTTCGGCTGGCGCTGCTGCTGCCTTTAATGCCTCATATTCTTCTAAACTAATATTTACTTCTGATTCAGCCATTTGTAAATAACTCCCATTGATTTTTACTCTTAGTCTTACATTTCAAAAGATGATTTGTAAGTTCATTTATATTTATATCATCTTTAAGTGTGGCAAATGGAATATACCCTATTCTCATTGCAGGATCGTCAATATTAGGCAAATTTAGCCTATCTTTTAACTTTCCGTGAGCTATATCAATCAATATATTAACATTGGTATTCAACATTTCAATAGTTATTTCATCTCCTAACCATATATGAAAACTAGGCCTGCATATATCTTGAGGCACATATTGATGTTCTTGAATATCATAATCTCTAGAGTAGGCAATCTCAGCAAAGTGTTTTCCTACATGAGGATAATTCACATAAAGAGTACCTGGTTGCCTTAGTAATGTAAAGTATTCATAGTCTGCTGGAAACAATTCCATTGTCGCCTCACCTACCATCATTCCCCAACGAGGTGGAAAGTTGTTTAAGCTTAATTCATAGTAATGAATGAGATTATTCAACCTACTCATTTCAGGATCGTCTTCATGGTCTGCAAAATAATCATGTAATTTATTCATGTTTCTTGTAGGCTCTTTGCCATACATGTAAACAATTTTATCTATTTCAGACAGAATCTCATCTATTTTATCTCCCATGAAATAAAACTCTTTACTTTGATGTATGTTTTCCATTAGAAACTTAGAATATCTTTTTGCCAAGACATTATCTATTACATCAAATTCTATATCATTAAAATTTAAGGTTGTCATAATCGCTTCCTTGTTTGCCTCTGTCAAATACTGGAACATCTATATTAGAGTCCGTTATAGCTTGTTGTGCTGAATCTTCCAAATCAAATAATTTCATTTTAGCACGATCAACACCTATCATAAATCTTTTGTTTCTTGTAGGATCAGCATATCTGTTTTTCAACTGTTTAATCATAAACTGTCCAAGTTGTTCTAGCTCCTCAGTACTTATAATTGCAAACATTAAATCTGCTGTAGCTGGAAGACCAAAACTTTCTGAGGTATCTGTTAAGTCAACATCACTATTTCCATAACCACCTCTAGTTGTTTGTGTAGCACTAAAAATAGGAACATCTAGTTCTACTGCCAAACCTCTAAGTTCTTCTGCAATACTTTTAATAATTGTATAAGAGTTAGCACTACTGCCAGGCCTAAACCTAGAACTTGTGCAAATATTTAAATAATCAATAAAAATAATCTCAGGATGAAAGTTTCTTTTTAGTTTTAATTCATTAATCAATGCTTTAAAATGTCCACTATGTGCAGATGCTGTAGGATATTCTTTAACAATTAATCTACCTTCATACTTCTCTTTTAATGTGCCTATTCTATCTTGGAACATAGGCTTAGACATGTTAGATAAATCTCCTATAGGAACATTCATTAAGTTAGCATCTATTCTTTCTGCAATTCTTTCTTCTGCCATTTCCAATGTAATATAGAGTACATTCTGTCCATTAGCAATAGCTGCTGACGCCATATGACACATAAACAGGGATTTACCTACACCTGTGCCTGCTAATGCTATATTAAGTGTCTTGTTAGATAGTCCTCCATCTGTAATTTTATTAAACATATCCAGATCAAAAGGAACTTTGTTTTCTATTCTATTGTAAAAATCAAATCGTTTATCAGCATCTTCAATAAAGTCATGTCCTACATTAGTATCAAAGCCTACTTGTAATGCCTCAGTTAATAAATCAGGCAAAGCATCAGGAGTCATATCCTTTTTCTTACCATCTATAATCTGTATACCTTCTAGTACTGCATTAAAAACTGCTTTATCTTTACAGAACTTTTCTGTTTCATCTACCAACCATTGTAGTTCCTGAGGCTCTTGTTCATATTCAAATACTGTTTTTAATAAACTTCTTTGTTCCTCACTAGCATTATCAAATGCAACTGACATTGCCTCTAGTGTAGGTGTGTTGTTATATTTTTCTATATATTCAGCAATCTGTCTAAACGCATAAGAATGTTCGTTATCTGAGAAATACTCTTCTTTAATGAAGGGTAGAACTTTTCTAACATACTTTTCGTTTCTAACTAAATTAACTAGAATAATTGTATCAAGCATCTCTTTTTACCTCTGTCTTGTAATCATTGTAAACTTCTATGACACACGGAGCACAAATATATACTTCGTCATCGCCATTATGAAAACAATATGCTTTGTCTTTTTTGTCTATAGGTTTTTCACACCTATCACACTTTTTCGTATTCTTGTTGAATATCTTCATCACTGATTTCCTCTGCCATCATTTCTACAGAGCCAATAGTATATGACTTTTTAACCCAGTCTCCAAATCTTTTATCTGAGAGTACAGGCAACCAAAAATCTTTACCTAGATCCTTAGCTCTAACTTTAGGATCTACTGCTTCACCTGTGTCCATGTCAACTCTCTGATACCAACCATTACTAGGTTTAATTACATGTCCAGAAGCCATCGCCATGTCTAGTAACCCAGACCATTTACTAATACCGTTCTCCCATGTAACTTCTACAGGAATTTTAGACTTCTCTCTAACAAATCTAGACTTTTCAACATTAATTATAAATTCATAACCTGTAACTTCTGTTCCTGTCTTTTGTTGTCGTCTACCAATAATAAAAATATTATCTGCAGAATAGTAAATACCTGTGCCACCACTAACCACATCTTTAGGAAACAATCCTATCTCTTTATATGTATGGTTAACTACAATAGCTGGAATATCTTTAATTGTTAGATGAGGAGTAATCATTCTAAATAAGGACTTCATTTGTTTAGCCCTTGTCATGTCTGCTACACTCTTACCTTCCAAGGCATCTTCTACTTCTTTCTTAGAAGCCAAGTTACCTACAGAGTCAACAACAACCATAATATTATCGCCTCGTTCTACACCATTCAACTGTTGCATCACATCATGTTTTAATTGTTCAATATCTGCAATAGGTGTATGTAATACTTTGCTAGTATCAATATCAAAAGTCTCAAAATAAGACTTAGGTGCACCAAACTCACTATCATAAAATAAAACAACACCATCAGGATATTTCTCTTGGTGTGCCTTAATTAATAACATAGCAAATGCTGTTTTAAAATGCTTACTAGGACCTGCAAATACTGTAAGTCCAGGTGTAAGTCCACCGTCTAGTTTACCACTTAAAGCAACATTAACTGCTGGAACAGATGTTTGTATCAAGTCTTTGTCATTAAAAAACTTAGAGTCAGTCAAAATATCTGTTTCTCTAATTGTGGAATTTTTTTGTAATTTATCTAATAGATTACCCATCTTTTCTCCTACCTTTATTAGCCTCTAAGGCTGTATTCATTATATTAAAAGAATTATAGCATAGCTCAGAAGCATGTGTCAAATCTTTTGGTAAACAAGTGCCACCAAAACCGTACTCTCCATCTGGGCCTGGAACAGCCCAATGTGTTCCTCCTAAGTTCTCATCATTCTCTAGAAACTCTTTTATGACTTCATAGTCTATATCTTGTACTTCACATATATTTTTAAAGTCATTTGCTAAACCTACTTTAACAGCCAGTGCAGCGTTTCTAAACATTTTTATTGCACTTGCCTCGCATGGTGTAACCTGTTTTACAAATTTATTACCACATGACATTAGATCAACAAATTCATCACAATTATAACAACCAATTAAAATATCAATGTTAGGATTGTCTATATCTTCCTTCCAATGTTTTTCTCTTAAAAACTCTGGCATTATAATTATTCCTCTATTAGCATAAGCCAAACATTGATCAGGACCTATTGTACTTCTAATAACAGGTTGTACACCTACATAAAGTTCTGATAGTATCTTATCTATAATACTTGTGTCTAACTTTCCTTGTTTTAGGTTAGTTGGAACGCAAATAAAAGCATAATCAATTTCATTCCAATTATCTATGTTGTAACCTAAATCAGGATCATGAATATAGACGTCTGAAAGTTCGCCATATAGTTTTTCAGTTAAAAAATAATATGTGGCTTTGCCTACAAATCCATATCCAATGACTGCAATTTTTTTATTCTTTCCCATTGTTCGTCAATCTCTTTTTGTTGATCTAAAAGTTTCTTATGTTGAAACTTAACCTTGTGTCCCTCTAATTCTGGATTCAAGAGTTTCAATTTGTTTCTCTTTCTTCTTTGTCCAGTTCTCTTCATTGCGTTCTTTTCCTTGCACAATTTTTGGTGTAAATTTAGATGCTTTAAGTCTTTCTAAAGCACCTTCCCTTCTAGCTCTTACGCTTTTCTTTTTCCATGCGTGTGTTCCCATTATAACTCCTCCATAATTCCTAGTATCTCAGCAACAAAGAATGCTCCTAAAAATACTTGCCAAGCCCACGGCTCATTAATAACAAAAGGTATAACACAACCTCCACATCTAAAACCACTTTTCAATATACTGTATATGAAATGTGTATTTCTTTCATCTTTATTTTTCATATTTAACTCCTTCTATATCCCCTTCAAAAAATCCATCTATAAGAATAAACATCACCCAATTGGAAACTATCATACATACAAATAAACCCCAGCCTGCTAATGATTGCAATTCCATTATGCAAATAAATCCTCGAGTGTAGCCTGAGGTTCTGTATTCCATCCTAAAGGTTTCAATATATTTTCTAAAGGATCAATAAATGCTTTCTGAAATATTAAATCATAATCTACATACTTTGTAATCTCAAACTCTTTAGGAAGTTTAGTTACAAAGGCAATAGTGTTCTCATGTAAACTGTTAGGTTCTTTTAAATAAAGGAACTTAATCTTATCACCTTCTTGTATTTTCTCATACTTAAGGTTCAAACTCTTATCTTTTAAGAGCTTATTATACAGTAAGGAACCTCGAACATGTATGGGTGTGCCTTTCTGATATATGTCTGCTGTAGATGAGTATTTCTTAAGATTATTACAACCTCGAGGAAAGGCAATCTCTTCTGCAGATAATGTATTAAATTGTTTTTGTGCCTCAGCAATATATGTTTGTAACTTGTCTTCATCACTAGTAAGAATAAGACGGACTGCCTCCTTCAAACTATCTCGGATAGGAGCAGGAGTCGAGGACCTTACAATTTCTAAACCCATAACTTTTAACTTAGGTTCTTTAAGTCTTAGTCCTTCATCATCTAGTACATTTAAGGCATATCTTTTCTTAGCCACAAACACACCTTTATCTGCGATAACCTCACGCTTAAAGTCTATCTTATGTTCAAAGGCATTAGTATAATTACCTAACTTTGTCATTGCCTGTGCAATAGCAGGTTCTATTTTATCTGTACCTATCTTATCAAGAAGTTCTACAACCTTATCTGTGTCTTTATCAGGGAAGAAATTATCTACCATCTTTTTACATGTAACATAACAAGAATCTGTATCACTATAAAAAGAATACATCTCATCTTCTGTGCCACATACTTTGTTCATATACTTGTCCAAAGCCTTAGCTGTATCTCGGATAACTAATTGTCCCGACATTGTAATACCTTCTGCAATTCTATCATCATAGAATCTAAAATACTGATTAGCTAGGGCACCATATAAACTGTTTAATTGAATCTTACGAGCCATCTGAAAGTTGTTATATTTACTTATCTCGTTCTTGTGATGTAGGGCACCTGTTTCTTGGAAATCTTTCTGTGCCTTCTGCATCAACTTCTTATATTTTAATCTATCATTAAAAAACTTTTGTACAATCTCAGGAAACAGACCTTTCTTTTCTCTTGTATAACAAGAGCCATTGCCTGCCATAGTATAGTTCTTTTCTTTTAACTTGTCTAACTGATATCTGTCCAGTTGATCGTCAACGCTAACATTATATTTAAACCCAGGAACAATAGTCTCAGGACTCATATTGTGTTGCATTAGAATACTAGGATATAGACTTGTAGCATCGAAACTAGCCACCCATTCATAACTGCCAGGTTTAGGTTCCTGTACAAACGCACCTTCAATTTGTCTATCCTTTCTACCACCACCTTGGTGAATAACAATGTCCTTTTCCCATAGATGATTATATAATAAACTATCCCAGGTTCTAACAGCTGAGAATACATCATTATAATTACACTTAGCGTCATAGGCCATTGTAATAGCAAGTTCAATAAGTTTCATCTTGTCTTCTAGTTCGTCGACAATAACTGTATCAATAATATTATATTCTACAAACCTATTCCAATCTCCATCATAAAACTCTTTAAATGTGTCAAAGCCAGACTCTAGTTTATTCTTACCTAGTTCTGTTTCTGCAATAAAGTCTAGTTTGTAAGACTCTCGAGTCACATAAGTAAACTTCTTATATAAGTCCAAATAGTCTAATTGTGCAACACCTGTAATCTCGAATGCTGTCATCTCACGATTAGCAAATCTAATAGGACGCTTGTTAATTAATTTAAAAGGAGAGAATCTTTTATGTTCATTCTCACCTAATACTCGTTGAACTCTTGTAATAAGATAAGGCATATCAAATAAATTACTGTTCCAACCTGTAATAATATCAGGACAATTATCCTGCCACCAAGTGAGGAAAGTATCTAATAGTTGTTCTTCTGTGTCGAAACCTTGATAGTCAATATCTAAATGATTTGTTTCTTTAGTAGGCGTAAACTCCCCCAGGCCAAAAGTTGTTATCTTCTTGGTGTTGTTGTTTTGAAGTGTGATAACTAGAACTTTCTCACTAGGGGAGTCTACATTAGGAAATCCACCTTCCGATGTTGTTTCAATATCGATAGAATAGATTAACATCTCATTAGCATCCCATTGTATCTCACCAGGATAGTTCTCGGTGATATATTGGTATGCGTAATAGTTTTGTCCAAATATTGGAAAATTTTCTACATCTTTGTAACTGTCAAAGAAGGCAGTTGCCTCCTTATTTGTGGGGAACTTTATAGGTGATACATTCTCACCAAAGATACTTTTGTACTTAGATTTTTCTTTACTCTTAACAAACAGAGTAGGCTGAAATTCATGCCTTGCAGTAAATCGCTTACCATTTTTTACACCACGGAAAAGTATATCATTTCCATAATGTCTCGCATAAGTATAAAAATTCATAACAACACCTTAAACATAATATACACATTATGCACTCTTACTGACTAAGAGTCAAGGACTTTATTCAAAAAAGGTCCTATTAACCAAATGTGCTTCTTTTATTTCTTCTTTAGATTGTCCGTGGTATGCAACGGCATGATGTTTAGCAATCAATTCCTCGTTTACATTCACTTTAACTTCAAATTGAGGATGGCCCTCATTATCTAACACAAAAAATTCACCAAGTATCCGTCCAAATTTGCCTTTTTTATCAAGCCTTGTTCCGAGTATAGCTCCACTTGATAATCTACTTTTAAGATAATCTTTCGCCATGTTTCCAAATCTTTTTTCAACGAGGTCACGGGTTCTACTTTCCGGTGTGTCGATACCGAATAACCTGACCCTTTGTTTCTTAAGCCAGACTCCAAACCCCAAGTCGATATCCACATCTACTGTGTCCCCATCTACGACCTTTACGATCTTAACTCTATATTCATACATTTACTTTCCTTTTATTGTCTCGTTCAACACCTTTTTATTTATAAAGTCAGGTGTTACAATTCCAGAACCGAATTTTGTATTATATGTGTTTAACATTTCTTTTCCTGGATCGTAGACTGAAACAACATGAGCTGGAAAGATTGGTACTTTGTGATCTTTTGCAAATGGAGCGTAAGGAGCTAGCCCTACAGTATAATCAGTTTCACTTCCAGGTTTAGGCATAATCATAATAATAGCTGGTTTTTTGATAAGTAGAAAACCTCTACCATCAATTTCCTCTTCTGTAATGTCTCCAATCAAGTCTTCACCTGTTGTAAGTTTAACGATTTGTATGTTTGTAGCCATACTCCTTATCTCCTGTTTTAATTATTTAATTTTAATAGACTGAGGTTTTAATTCTTCTGGAATTTTGTTTACCAAATTAATTGTTAATACTCCGTCCTTCAATTCAGAACCTGACACTTTAACAGTATCTGCTAAAGACCATGTTCTTGTGAAATTGCGTTCTGCAATTCCTTTGTGC